CAGCTGAAGAAGCTCCTGATGCCTATGACTTTGACGCAAAAGAAGATGAGTACATGGACGCTGTGCTTGATGGCGACAAAGATAAGGCGAAAGCAATTCGTAAGGAAATTAGGCAAGCGCAACGCACTCAAATAGAAACAGAGTTAACAAAAGACATTGAGTCTAAAGTAACCCGTAAGTCTACAGCTAATGCAGTACAAGATGCTGCGTCTGCGATTGAAGAAGCTTTTCCTATATTTGATGCTAATTCTGACCAGTTTAATAAAGAACTAACCGATGAAGTAAATAAATACATGACGGGGTTTATTAATTCAGGGCATAATCCTGTAGAAGCACTGGAAGAAGCAACAACTTATGTTCTTCAGAAAAATAATATGCTAGATTCTTCTACAGATGCAGAAGTTCCTGTTTTGGGTAAGGCTAAAGAGCAGAAAAAACGCTCTCAGGTTAGTAAAAAACTAAAAGCAGCTGACTCTCAACCGCCTGAATTACCAGGAGAAAGCTCTGCAGCCAAGGGCGAGAAAGCGTTAGACGTACACAACATGACAGCTGAAGAGTTTGATGCTTTGCCCGAAGCAACTTTGAAAAGGCTTAGAGGAGATGTCTTGTAATGCCTAAAAAGAAAGACCCTAGACTAGCACGGGCTGGTGTATCTGGTTATAACAAACCAAAACGCACACCAAATCACCCCACTAAATCCCACGTTGTTGTCGCAAAACAAGGCGACAAAGTAAAAACAATCCGATTTGGTCAGCAAGGGGTCCGTGGTGCTGGGAAAAATCCAAAATCAGCGAAAGATAAGGCTAGAAAGAGGTCATATTATGCGCGACACAACGCACAAGATGCCAATCCTTCTAAATTATCTGCGCGATATTGGTCACACAAAGTAAAATGGTAGTAATTTCAATAACTTAGGAGTAAAAAGCTATGTATGGTATGAAAAAAGGTGGTGGCAAGAAGAAAATGAATGGCATGAACGGCATGAAGAAGAAGAAAAAGCCAGCTATGAAGAAGAAAAAACCTACAAAGCGAATGGGGTACTAAAATGCCACAAGGAAAAGGAACATACGGAAGTAAACGAGGTAGACCACCTGCCTCTAAGAAAAAAGCAACTGGTAAACTAACGGCACGGCAAGAGGCCACCTTGAAGAAGCATTCGGTGCATCATAGCGCAAAGCACATGGCTATGATGCGAAAAGAGATGAAAGCAGGATCTAGTTTTACCGCTGCCCATAAAAAAGCTCAGAAAAAGGTTGGTAAGTAATGGTAAACCGTAGAAGCGGCAAGCCAAAAGCTAAAGCCAAGCCAAAATCTAAGTCACGAGTTAACGAAGCAGGTAATTACACCAAGCCTACTATGCGAAAACGTCTGTTTGAGCAGATAAAAGCAGGTGGAAAAGGGGGTAAACCTGGGCAATGGAGTGGACGCAAAGCGCAAATGCTGGCTCGTGCTTATAAAAAAGCTGGAGGAGGTTATAAAAGCTAATGCCTTTTAAAAAATATTCTTCAAAGCAAAAGAAACTTGCTAGGGTAGCTAAACCAAGGGACAAAATTACAGGCGCAGACTTTAAGAAGTTGAAAAAACGGAAGAAAAAGTAAGTGGCTTTAAAAAAATCCCAGAAAAGTTTAAAGAAATGGACCAAGCAGAAGTGGCGAACTAAGTCTGGTAAGCCTAGTACGCAAGGCCCTAAAGCTACAGGTGAAAGGTATCTGCCTGAAAAGGCTATAAAACGGCTTTCTTCTAAAGAATATGCTGCAACTAGCCGAAAAAAGAGGGCAGATACTAAAAAAGGCAAGCAATTTTCTTCTCAACCTAAAAAAGTAGCGAAAAAAACGAGAAGATACAGAAAATAACTTGACCAAATTGGTTGAGTGTTACTAATATACAGACTTTCGTACCTCTGAACGATATCAGAGCGTGTCGTACACGGTAAAAACGGCCTCGTCTGACAGACGTTAAAGGTTCCAAGGGTCGCGCCTTGTTCAAATTTGCGCTAAGACGTACCTCACGATACGAGGAAACGGATTAGCCGTACCATAAGACGGCTAGGGTGGGCTTATGCCCAAAGTGTAACGCATAATGGAGAACCGAAATGGCTCTTACTAACTTTGCGTCGCTGACTAGCAACCAATTAACCGCTTGGTCACGCGACTTTTGGCGAGTTGCACGTAACATGTCGTTCATCAATCAGTTCGCAGGGGCTGGTCAGAACGCTATGGTTCAGCGTGTAACCGAATTAACAAAGAATGAAAAGGGTACTAAAGCAGTCATTACGCTATTAGCGGATATGACAGGCGATGGTATCACTGGTGATAACACTCTGGAAGGTAATGAAGAAGCACTCAGAAGCTTTGACATCACCATCGAGCTAGATCAGCTACGATTTGCAAACCGCATGTCTGGTAGATTGGCTGACCAGAAGAGTGTTGTTAACTTCCGTGAGCAATCTCGTGATGCACTAGCATATGCTATGTCTGATCGAATAGACCAGCTAGCGTTTTTAACGCTCTCTGGTATTGCTTATACCAACAAAACAAATGGCGCATTGAGAAATGCATCTCCAACAGCAGGGCATGATTTGGCAGATCTTGAGTTCTCCTCTGATGTTTCTGCTCCTACAGGTGACAGGCACAGAAGAGTCAATGGCAATGATCTTGCAGCAGGTGACACTACTGCAGTGACTGCTACTGACGTTCTGAAGTATCGACACATTGTTGATCTTAAAGCTTTTGCCAAGGATAACTATATCCGTGGTATGCGTGCTGCAGGAAACCAAGAGGTGTTCCATTTATTTGTAACGCCTTCCCAGATGGCTGATCTCAAGCTTGACTCAGACTTCTTGGCTAACGTCAGACAAGCTTCAATTAGAGGACCTCAGAACGAATTGTTTACAGGCACTTCTAGCTTGATGGTTGATGGCGTAATGGTCCATGAGTTCCGTCACGTTTACAATACATCTGGTGCATTAACAGGTACTAGCTCTAATGCTGGTGCAGCTGGCTACAAGTGGGGTGCAAACGCTAACGTAACAGGTGCGAGAGCCTTGTTCTGTGGCGCACAATCCCTAGCTATGGCTGACATTGGCTTGCCTGAAATTGTTGAAGATACTTTTGACTACGAGAACCAAGCTGGTATCTCAATAGGCAAAATCTTTGGCCTCCGTAAACCTAAGTACAATAGCGATCACAGCGGCTCCGTTCAGGACTTTGGTGTTATTGCTCTTGATACTGCTCAATAAGGGGGAATGACAAATGGCGACATTTACATCTGACTCTGTATCTGGCAACTCTGCGTTCCAGAACTTTCCCCAAGGCAATTTGGGAGTTAGGGTAGCATCTTACTCAATCACTGCTGCACTCTCAGCCGCTGATATTATTCAGATGGTTGATGTGTTTAAAGGTGAGACAGTTTATGGTGTTATTTTAACTACGACTGACCTTGATACTGGTGGCTCACCTTCTATCGTCTTAGACGTTGGGTATGGTGGCGCAGCTGCTTCTCTCATTGATGGCTCAACTATTGGTCAAGCTGGCGGCACAGCCTCTAGCCTTGCAATAGGTAACGCTACTCATGGTAGTACAGCAACTGCTCCAGTAACATTTTCTGCTGATGACACAATTGATGTGACAGTACAAGCAGGACCTGCTACGGGTGCTACCTCTGGTACACTAACTATGTACCTCATTGTAGGATAAAACCTATCGAGTCCTCTCTTTCGGGGGAGGACTCATTTTAAGGAGCGACTATGAAAGTAGTTTCTGAATCTGATCTGCGAGTAGCCTTACTAAGCGGAGCAGTTGTTTTATTTGAAGCAGGAGTTGAGCGTGAAGTCTCTGATGAAATAGGTTCCGTTGCATTACAAATGGGGGCTAAATTATCAGGCACACCTGAACCAGTTGTGGAATCAACTGAAGAACCTGCTGAAACTTGGGTAGAAGAAGTTGCTGCAATGGATACTGACATTGAGATTAACCTTAATGATGAGCCTAAAACTTTTGAGGACTTAGACGCTGTAGTAGCTGCAATAGAAACGCTTGTTAATGAAAGTAATCCTGAAGACTTTAAGACGGATAACTCTCCAAAAGCTGCCGCTGTTAATCGAGTTGCTGGTCGCACTGTAGCGACAGATGAAAGGGAAGCTGCATGGCAAGCCTATTTAGATAGGTGATAAATGACTGTTACAGTTCAAAGTGTTTTAGATAGGGTTCAACAAACGCTACAAGATACCGCTGGTATTCGCTGGTCTTCAACTAATGAACTGGTGCTTTGGGTTAATGATGCTCAGAGAGAAATAGCATTATTAAAACCCGATGCAACGGCTACTAATGCAACAGTTGCGTTAGTTGAAGGCACTAAACAAACGATACCTGATGACGGTAATCGTTTGCTCCGCGTAGTACGCAACATGGCGATGATTGAAAAGACGTACACTGTAACTGTAGTTAATTCTGGCGGTAATAAGTATTACATTGACGGTTCTTTTCAATCATTAACGCTTGAAGAAGGTAGCACTTATACTTTTGATCAGTCTCACTCTAGTAACAGTGGGCATCCGCTACGATTTTCTACAACGTCTAATGGTACACATGGCGGTGGTTCTGAGTATACAACAGGCGTAACAACGTCAGGCACACCTGGGTCTGGTACGGCATTTACAAAGATTACCGTTGCCGTTGGCGCACCTACGTTATACACCTATTGCACTAACCATTCTAATATGGGCTTTCAGGTCAACACAGGTACAAGAGTAGGCACAGGAAAGCGGTCTACTCGTTTAGTTTCAAGAGATATTTTAGATTCATTAGAACCGTCTTGGCATGACCCTACTGTAAAAGGGGATGCTAAACATGGCTCTTTAATTAAGCATTATATGTATGAAGACCAAAACCCTCGTAATTACTATGTTTATCCTGGGGTTGCTAGTGGGGCTTCTTCTTTTTTAGAGATTATTTATTCGGCTAATCCAGCGACAGTGGCTGCAAATGGTAATCTGGACGTACCAGATGTCTTTGCAAATGCTGTAATGAACTACGTCTTATATATGGCGTACATGAAAGACAGTGAGTTTGTTGGGAGCCAACAACGGGCCAGCGCACACTATAATTTATTTATTACTAGCGTAAGTGGTAAAGCACAGATTGATTTAACTACTAGCCCCAATGCTAGTTCTACCCCACAAGCTCAAATGGGAGGAGTAGGTTAGATGGCTACGTATGAATCCTTGTTACCTGAAATAATTCCTATGGTGCAAAACTGCCCTGATTCTTTGATTGAATCAAGTATTCGCTCCACTGTTATTGAGTTATGTGAACAGACGGGAGTGTATCAAGCTGAGCTAGACCCAATTACAACGGTATCTGGAATTTTTGAGTATGATCTTGAGCCTCCTGCTGATACCGCAGTACATAAAATTATGTGGGTGTTGTTTAACGGAGATGCTTTAGAGCCTATTTCAACCACGTTACTAGAGGAACGTAAACCAAAATGGCGTGAGCCTTCTTACTATGGTACGCCTGAATACTTTGTTAAGCAGTCTCGTACACTATTTTATCTTGTACCCGTGCCTAATGAGACTACAGCAAACAGTACAAGACTACGGGTTCAGTTAAAACCTTTACATACGTCAACTAGCTGTAATGATGATGTTATGGATGATCACAGAGAAGCGATTGTTAATGGCACTTTGTTTCGATTATTGCGTATGCCAAACCGAGAGTGGAGTGATTTACAAGGGGCCGATGTTTATCGGCAAATATATAACGTTGGGCTGACTAATGCAGAGCGTAAAGCTAAGCAATCAGACACTGGCGTAGCTAGGAAAGTGCGATATGGTGGGCCATTCCTACCATTAAACAGGAGGAGAAATAGGTATGGAAGAGAGATCCGATGAGCCGCAGTTATCTGATATTCGGGATCACTGGCCTTGGGTTAAGGATGGGATACAGGAGATACTAAACGACCAGACGAATCTTACTTTTATACCAGAAGATATATATGCAGCTTGCGTTAATGGACAAGCGCATTTGTGGATAGCTTCAGGTGGCTTTGTAGTTACCACTGGTTTAACGGATGAATTTACAGGACAAAGGACACTACTTGTTTGGTTAGCATGGGCAGAAGAAAAAGGAAACGATTGCGTAGTAAAACATTTTTCTTTCTTTTGTGAGCAAGCTAAAGAAGCAGGATACGTAGAGATAGAGGTGCGAACACCAAAACCGTTTGCACAACGATGGCTAGACATGGGGTGGGAGTTAAACCACTCCGTATATACAAGGAGACTTTAATGGCCCCTAAACCTAAAAAGCAGGATTACCAAGCTTCTGAAGCGGAAAAAATTCAAGCATCTGTAGCTAAAGCTCGTTTTGATAAATTTAAAAACGACTATACCCCTAAACTTTTAGAGCTAAGAGATTTGGCTATGGAAGAAAATTTCCGTGACCAAATTAGAGGCAGGATGAACGCGGTTGTTGAGCAACAAATAGGTCAGTATGGTGCTACTTATAGAGGCGCACGGGATGTAGCGAACTTAGGGGCAACGACAACGGCTCGTCAAAGTCAGTTGCAAAAAGGAGATGCAGCGGCTAACGAGATAAAAAATAAATTGGGCGTAGATGTTATTGCAGCTAGTGAAAAACAAAATATAAGTACGCAAACGGGTTTAAATCTAGCATCAAGAATTGGAGCAAATGAAGTCGTACAAAAAGCAAAGCAAGACCAAGCTGTTGCTACGGCTAAGTTTTCAGCAGGTGTGCAGTTAGGTGGGGCTGCTCTTATTCAAGGCATTAGAAATAAACGAAGAGGCGATCCCTTTTTTGGTGGTACTGATGTTGGAGGGGGTGATGCTTCAATGGAGTTTTCAGGTGGGGCTGGAGTAGATTCTCCACTTAATGAAATTACACTTAGACCTACAGACCGTAGGCGAAGTATTGGTGATAGGTTAGGCGATGGGATTTTCGGTGGATTTTTTGGAAGGGGGTAGATAATGAGGATGCCTAATATTTACGGCAGGTACAACCCAGAGACTCAACAATTTGAGCCTAATACAAATGCTGCTGGTGCTGCTGGTTCCAATCCGCTTCCTCCAGTAAATGATCCTCAGAAAACTTTTGCTGATATTACGAAACAAGAGTATTTGGATAATCTTGAAAATTATTCAGAGCTTGAAAGTGAGTTACTAGAACGTGCGTCATCTGACACTAGCTTAATTGACTTTGCTAGGGAAGACGCTAAAGGAGCAGCAGAAAGAACTAAACAAATTGCTGAGCGAAACAGGTCAAGGTACGGTATTGCTTTGACTCCTGCAGAAGTAGCAGAACGAGAACGAAGTATTAATCGAGGCTCGGTTCTTGGTGGTGTTCAGTCAATTGCTGATGCTAGGATTGCTCAGCGTGACCAAAATAGAAAATTACTTTCTGACCTAGTTGCAATTGGACAAGGGATTCAGAGAAGCAGCATGGAAGGGTTAGGAACTGCTGCTGCCAATGCTGCTCAAAGACAGAATGCTTTCCGCATGGCGCAAGCGCAATCTAAACAAGCAACTTACAGTGCTATCGGTGGTTTAGGTTCAATGGCTATCATGGCTTTGATGATATAGGACTAAAATTATGGCGACCAATCCCTATGCAGGGTTAACAAATTTAATTGGGATGACATTACGTGCTGATGCCCAGCAAGATATGTTGCGTTTTCGAGAAGAAGATTTAGATTTTCGTAGGGGCGTTGCAGAGCAAGATAGATTGCTACGAGAAGAAACTAATAGGATTAGTGAGATTCGAGCAAATGCAGATAAGGTTGCTGCTGATGTTGCACAAAGCCAAGAACAAAGAGAGATAGAATCAGCTAACTTACAGGCTAGAGAAACATATGCTTATCAAACTTTAAATGTTTTTTCTGGTAGAAAATTTAATGGCGAATTCTATATCGACGATAACGGCAACCTCAACGAAGAAGTTTTTGCAGCTGCTTTAAGTGGAGGGGAAGATATAGCTAAAGAGTATGCAATTGGCATTGGAAACAAGTTTGGTTTTAGGGGTGATGTTAAAGATGCTGGTTTTAGAGTAACGTCACTTGTAACTACTCGTAGGTCAGGTTCTTTGCCAGAAGGACAACAGGGACCTGTTCGACCTGGGACAGAGTTGGGTTCTGGGCTTAGTAGTTTAACAGGTAGAGTTAACCCAAATAAACAAACGGGAGAGCAACTCTATAGTCTTGTAGGTCAATATGAAGATGGGTCAATCGCCCCTTTAACTCAAGACGGAAGTACCTCTGGTGATGCACCTATTGTAGAAGCTACTGCAGCACAGATAGCTAGAATGGCGGCTTTAGATTGGCGTTCTAACG